ATGCCCCTTACCGACGTAAAGATCAGGCAGGCCAAGCCAGGCGCTGCTGCGGTCAAGCTCACCGATGGCGGCGGCCTCTATCTGGAGGTGCGCCCGAACGGCTCGAAGCTGTGGCGGTACCGTTATCGCATTGCCGGGAAGGAAAACGTGTATGCCATCGGGGCGTACCCGCAGGTGACGTTGGCCCATGCTCGCGCTGAGAGAGATGCGGCGCGCGAGCATGTGAGGGTAGGGCGTCATCCCTCGCACGTTCGGCAGACTGAGAAGGCCCAGCAGCTAGCGGAAAATCGAAATACCTTCAGGGCGGTAGCCGAAGAGTGGATCGATGAGCGGCTCGCTGCCCGTACCGAGGCCTATCGGCGCCAGGCGCGGCGGGTATTCGAAGCTGAAGTGTATCCGCGCATCGGGCGCCTGCCCATGCGGGAGATCACGGCTGCGCACGTTCTGGACATCCTGACCAGGATGAGTAAGCGCGGCGCTACAGCTTATGCATTGCTGGTTCGGCAGTGGATCTCTGCGGTATTTCGGTTTGGGGTTGCGACGCTCCGCGCGGATGCGGACCCGGCCGCGGCGCTGAAAGGAGCGATCCAGCGCAAGCCCATCAACCATTCCAAGCCCATGATGGAAGCGGACCTAGCGAAGTTTTACCGGGCGCTGGCTGGCTACAAGGGCCACCGCGTTACCGTGATTGCGCTTTACCTGCTGCCGATGCTGTTCACACGCACTGTGGAGCTACGCTGCGCGCGGTGGGAAGAGTTCGATCTGGATGCGGCGCTGTGGGAAATTCCGGCAGAGCGCATGAAGATGCGGCGCAAGCACCTGGTGCCGCTTCCGCGCCAGGCGATCGATCTGTTGCGCGAGCTACGGCAGATTACGGCGGGCGAGCTGCTGTTTCCTGGGCTGCGTCATCCCGACAAGCCGATCAGCGCTACCACCCTGAACAGGGCGCTGGAGTACCTTGGCATGGATGGTTGGCACTGTCATGACTTTCGCGCCACGGCCTCGACGCACCTGTATGAGTCGGGTCGGTGGCGGAGTGAGGTGATTGAGCTGCAGCTAGCGCATGTGGAGCGCAGTAGCGTGAGGGCCGCATACAACCACGCGCAGTATCTCGACGAGAGGCGCTGCATGCTACAGGAATGGGCTGATTTTCTCGCTGCAAAGGGGGCACTGAAATGAACCGTTTACTAGTGAACCGAAGTACGCGTGGCCAGTCAAAATTGAAGCGTTCACGAGTTGCGGGCTGAGTCGCGTGACTGTCACGTTTATCAAATTTGAGTAGCGTTACCTGTCACGCTAGTGTTTAATTCACTCACGTATTACGCAACAGTTTAGTTTGCTTAGGAAACGCGGACGGCTCGGTGAGTTCGAATGCTTTCACGCTCCCAGCCACGCATAGCGTGGTTTTTTGCGCTTTGGCGGTTGGGCTAGCGACGAGCAAACACTCAGCTTTCTGCTGGGTTAGTCACAACAGGCTGTGCCTGGGGAGAAAAAGATGTCTAAGAGCAATGTCGTTTCCTTTGACAAAAAAGGACGCGAGATTCGTGCTAAGGGCGATTTTCTGGCTCTGATTGACGAAGACATCAAGTCGAATCCTAACTGCATTCAGCCTATCCCGGCTGGCATTTTTGAGCGCGCGGAGCGCTTCCGCCGTCTGGCGGAAGAAAACCGGCAACGCGAGCTGCTCGAGGGTTAGATTTGAGCCAGAGCGCCGTCACTGTCGAGAATGGATGGGCGCTCTACGCCCATTCGCTTTTTATCAAGCGGCTACTCGAGCTCGATGCCGAAGTGGAGCGCTTGGTTGAAGCAGATCCTACGGGCTTTCACCATCACCCTACCTACAAGTTTTACGATGCCGTTCTTCGTAATACGAAGCAAACCGTTCCTCTGAATCCAAACCATTCATCCTTCCGTCAGGGTGGGACTCTAGGGCGTAGGTTCAAGCATTGGTTTCGGGTGAAGAATCACAGTTTGCCACCTCGCTATAGGCTTTTTTATCAGTTCCGGTCCGAAGCCCCTAAGACGATCATTTATGCATGGCTGAACGACGAGAGCTGCATCCGCAATGCGGGTTCGAAAAATGATGTCTATGCGGTGTTTCGGCAAATGCTCGAAGCGGGGAAAATGCCTAATAGCTTCGAAGATCTGCTTGCCCAGAGCGGTGTTCTGCCGCCCTAGTTTGCTCAGGCCGCCTTTCTGGCGGCCTTTTGCGTTTCTACCCATCCCTGAATTTCCTGCTGCGACCAGCGTGAGTACCGACCGAGCTTGATCGGTGCGGGAAACGCGTCGGCGGCGATCATCTCGTAGATCGCTGACTTGCCCAGGCCGACCTGGCGGCACACTTCGGGCAGCTTGATGAGGATGTCGATAGGGTTCTCGATCATCGCCGCTTCCCTCCCTTGCGTTGCCTTTTCGGGCCGCCGTGGCTGGTGAGTCGCGAGCTGATGAAGGTGGCCGGGTCGGTCGGGTGAAGCGGCCAGCGGATCGGGGTGGCTAGGTTGATAGAGTTAAAGGCGCTCACTGCTGTGCCTCCCATACGTGCCGGTATTTCGCCTGCCGCTTGCGAGAGCAGACGGCATGGTTGCCGACGAGGCGGTGGCGGTTGCAGATGTCACAGGTGCCGCTCAGCTCGCTCATGCGCAGCACGCCGGGGACGGTGCTGCGAGTGGGTGGGCGGCGTAGGAGTGGCTGGGTCATGCTGCCTCCTGCATTGCTTCTTCAGGGAACAGCGGGTTCGCCAGCAGCAGGGCCTTGTAGGGCATGGGCGAGACCGAGTTGCCGACCATCCTGACCTTGGCCTTGTTGCTGAACCGCCGCCCGTCGTGGCCGTAGTCGATCTTGTAATCGGGCCGGAAGCCCTGGATCAGGTACAGCTCACGTGGCGTGAGCATCCGCATGCCGATATCGACGATCACATAGGGGCAGCCCTTGATGGTTACGGTCACCAGTGCGAGGCGGTCGCGGGTGGTGATGGTGGCCGCAGGGTCGCGTGCGTCGTAGATGTTGTCCGATCCGTAGTAGCCCATCAGGAATGCCGCGATGCGCTCGGCGCCTGCCTGATGCTCTGGCGACAGCGTGCACTCCATCAGCGCCAAGTGTGTGCCGCCAGCAGTGATGGCGGGCGCCTGGTCGCGCAGATCCTCGCCGACGCTGTTGTTGCGCAGGGTCACCAAGCTGGCCGTGACGACGTTCTGTTGGCTGCCTGTGGTGGTCAGAGCCGTCGCCGGTTCGGTCGGGTGCCGGCCCAGCGTAGTGTTGTACCCGCCGTTGTGTTGGGCTACGTAAGCGCCAACCAGCACAGGGGCGACCACCGCGAAGCCGTGCCCGCCCGTGATCGTTGCGGCTGGTTCGTGAGCGGACTGCCCCCTGAACTCCGCACCGCCGTGGTTTACGCAGACGATGAATGGGTCGGCGTGCTCCGTCACGAACTTGCGCACGCCCTTGCGCAGGCGCTCCATGGTCTTGCCCGCCAGTGGGCGGCGCACGCCGACCGCTTTGCCTTGTTCGGAATCGAGGAAGATGGATGGGCAGGGCAGGCTCCAGTCGATGTATGTGGCGACCGGTACCCATGGCAGCTGCCCCGGACCTGGAGTCTTGGCGTGTGTTGGTTCTGGCCAGTTGAGTTGTACGCCGTCGCGGCGAGCAAGGAAGAACAGGCGTTCCCTGGTGGTGGCGGCACCAAAATCTGCGGCGACCAGCTTGCCATAACGGAACTGGTAACCCTGGGCGCGTAGCAGCTGGAGGAAGCGCGCCCAAGTTTTGCCCCGGCGCTTCGGGTCTGGCACCAGGTACTGGCTCTGCACGGGCACACGCTCGCCCGGCTCGGCTACGCGGTTCACTGGTTTGCCGGTGACTGAGTGCGACACGATGTCTAGCGTTATGACTCGACCCGTGTGAGGGCACCGCTTGGCGATCAGCGGCCCCCACTGGAGGATCTGCATCACGTTCTCCATGGTCAGCATCAGTGGCAGCGTTTGGCCGACCCACTTGATGACCATCCATGACAGTGCCCGGCTTTCCTTGCTGCGTGGTTGACCACCGCGCGCCTGGCTGTGGTGGGTGCATTCCGGGCTGGCGTGTAGCCTCCCGACAGGCCGCCCGTGTGTGGCCAAGCGAGGCTCCACCAGGCGGATGTCCTCCCGGTAGTGAGTGGTTTGCGGGTGGTTGACGATGTGCATGCTGACGGCGTCGTCATCATGATTGATGGCGATATCTACGCATTCGCCCGTAGCTTCTTCCATGGCGTCGGACGCACCGCCGCCGCCAGCGAATAGATCGATGTTCAGGTACTGGCGCAGGTCCAGCGGCAGCTGTGCCTCGTAGACGGCCTGGGCGAGGTTGTGGCGACGGAATGAGGTCATTGGGTGGCCTCCCCGGTTGCCTGCGCAGCAGATGCCATAGCGTGCAGGGGGTGCGTATACCCCTCGCCAGGCTTCGCGTGGTGGCGGGGCGTTGAGCGAAGCGGGGCAGCAGGATGCGCGGCCCGGCGCACGCCTGTCAGGGGGTATGCGTGAGCTCCGCAGGGGCGGGAGGCAGGAGCGATAAGGCTCGCCGCTACGCGGCGGCGGTCTATATCGCCACCGGTCGAGCACGTATGGCGGCCCGCTGGCTGCGTGGTGGTAGGCAGGTGATGCGCCAGGCCGCCGCCGTGCTGTCGCACGGCCTCGGCTTGGGTGGATGCGGTGGCGAGGGTCATTCCGCACCGCCTTGCGCGGAGCGCAGCAGCCCTTCGGGCGAGCCGGTTTGCGGGGTGGACAGGGCAGCGCTAGCTTCTCTGAACGACTCAACCCACTTGCTAGCCTCGGCAAGCGCCAAGTCGGGGTGGCCATTGGTGATGGTCGCGACAACGTATGCGTGTGCCCCTATGCAGTCAGTCAGCACTTTCTGCGCCTCGGGGTTCAGTACAATGTCGGCACTCTGCTCCGGCTGCTCGGCCTGGGCTTCCAATGCCCTAACACCAAGCTCCAGCGCCTCACCTCGCGCTTTCTTGATCGGAGCCTCAGCGGCCTCGGCCAGCACCTGCGGGTCTTCTCCACGTTGGTGCAGCATCATGGCGAAGCTGGCCACATCCTCAAACGTGCCCTCATTCCCTTTGCTTAGGTGTTCAATAAGCATTCGGGCCAGGCTTTTCTCCGAGCACCGGAGCCGGTCAAACCATCCACCGCGACCTTTTTTCCTGGCCTTTGCTAGCTTGGCTTTCATGGCAGCAGCGAACAGGTCAACAGCTCGGTCGTCGAAATGCTCCGGCTGCTCGGTCTGCGCGGGGCGGGTGAGTGCAGCAACGATACGTTCGTGCTGGGCGACGGACATCAGGGGTTCGCCGGGGATCGAGTCAATGATCCCCTCCAGGTGGTCGCGATACCCGCGAAGGCTCTGAATGCAGGTCCCGTCCACGTAGCCGAACCCATACCCGTCTTCACAATATGGCGCGGAATAGGAGCTGATTACCTCCCGCTCATCCTGCGCCGGGTATGGAGTCGGGTTCATGCGGCAATCTCCTGTTGCAGCTGGCTGGCCAGCACGGCGTTGCGGGCGTTGGCCTGCAGGCGCCATAGGGTTTCGGTGCCCAGCTCGGCGCGGATGGCGTGCTGCAGGGCGTTGTGTTCGGTCTGCAGCTGCTCGATGCGTGCGGTGGCGCGGGCCAGGTCGTGCAGGGCTTTGCCGGCGGCTTCGGGGCTGAGGCGGCGCAGTGGGTAGGTGCGGCGGATCATGGGCGGCACCTCACATGCACTGCGCGGCGGCGGGCTGGACCTGGGCGTCGACGCGCTCCCAGGTGCCCAGGGCCTCGGCGCGATTGAGTTCTTCTTCTCGCTGGCGAATGCGTTGCTGCTCGACCGCAAGCGAGAGAATGTCGCGCACATGCGGGAGGCCGCCTGCTGGCACTACCGCTGGGAATTCCAGGAAAACGCTTTCCGGCTCGCCGTCGCACCGGGCGTGCCTGTTCAGCCACTCGATCATGTCCGTATCGCTGATACAGCTGTCCGCCATCTGGGCCATCGCTTTCGGTGCGGTCAGGGCTGCGTGCAGGCGCTCGGCTATGTCGTTGAGCTGGCTCTGTGCCTCTGCGGCCTGGTTGGTTTTGGTGCTGCCGGTTTTACGGATGGTGTCGGCGGCGTGGCCGAGCAGGCGGGCGGCGCGGCGTAGGGTTTGGCAGTCGTCAGGGGTGAGGCTGTTGCCGCGTTCGCGTTCCAGCTCTTCGAGCAGGTTGGCGATGATTGCGATGTTGTCGGATTGCTCCTGATGCAAGGCAGTGCGCAGTGCATCGAGCTGGGCACAGATGCTCTCGGTCTGCTGCTCTTCGCGAGCAAGCATGCCGCGTAGCGTGCCTTGCTCGCTCTGCAGGCCTTTGATCAGGCTTTTCCAGTAGCGTGCTGCCGTTTCACGGCCTTGCTTGTAGCCTGCTGCGCGCCCGGTCTTCAGTCCTGTGCAGTAGCTGAGGCCGATCAGGATCGCCGCGCCGGCGAGCATGGTGAACAGGACGTAGATCTGAAGGGGTTCGAGTTGCATGGTGGTGCTCCTTGTGGTGGCCGCTGGTGGTGGCAGCGGTGTGTCAGTTGCTGGCGTGCTGTTGGTGTTCGGGGTTCAGTGCCTCGTCCAGCGCTGCATCGGCGGCGTCCGAGGCGTGGTCGATGAGTACCGCCAGGTGGCGGATGTCGATGAAGCGGGCGGCCTTGGCGCTGTTGTCGAGGGTGGTGACGGGCAGCGGGACGCGGCCTGCGCTGATAGCGCGGGCGAAGTTGTCTTCGTTGAGGTTGCGGAAGTAGCGGGCGCGCACCTGGTCGAGCGGCACGAGCACGTCGCCAAGGGTGCGGTACAGCAGCTCCACGGTGCCGGGGCGGGGTGCGGGCCGTAGCCGCAGTTGGTGCTGGCTCATGCGTTTGCCTTGTCGAGCTGGGCCGCGAGCGTGCCCAGGCTGAGCTTGCCGCTGCGCCTCGGTGCTGGTGCGGTGCGCACGGGGGCGTTGCTGGCGCGGATCTCGGCATTGATGCCGGCCAGGGCGGCGCGGGCGGTGGCGCCGAAGGCGACGAAGCGGGGCAGGGTTGTCGAGCAACTGCGTGGCTCGATCACAGCACCCAGCTCGACGCCTTCGATGCCGGCCCCCAGGCGCAGCATGGCGCGGCTGGTGTACTGGCTGCCCAGGTCTGCGGCCAGGCGTTCTAGGGCCGCAGCCAGTTGCAGGTGCTCGACCTGCAGCGGAGCGGCGGTTGTGCTGAGCGAGACGCCGGCGGCGGTCGCAGCCAGCATGAGGTTGGCCAGGATCTTCTCCGGCGTGCGGCGCTGCTCGGGCAGTTGCAGCAGCTCGATCAGCAGGGCGTCAATCAGTTTGCTGTCCATTGGTGTTCCCCTTGGGGTGGTTCCAGGCGATCTCTACGTGTTTGCGGGTCAGGTCGCGCAGGTGCTCGGGCACCTCGTTCAGTGCCGCCCGCCGATCCTCTTTGCTTTGCATGGCGAGGATCTGGCGGGCGTACTGACGCGGCCAGCCGGTGGCGCTATGCGACATCGCGGCGATCCGGCACCGGCTCAGGTAGTGGGCGTTCGATGCCGAGCTGCTGGGCCAGCCAGGGGATACCGGCTGCGGTCACCCGTGTGGTGCGCGGGTACTGCATGCCGGCTTCCGGGTGGTAGAAGCGGTTCTCGCGGGTGACGAGAAACGCCTTGTCCCGGTCGGGGTGGGCGGGCAGGTTGTGCTCGTTCAGCAGGCCCTTGGCGCGCATCTGCGCCATCAGCTTGCGGTGGCCAAGGCCCAGGCGCTCGGCGGTGTGCTTGAGGGATAGGCTCATGATTGGGGCCTCCTATGCCGCAGCCGCGAGGCTGTCGCGGTAGCCCTGCAGGAATTGCTGGAGGTGGCTGGCCAGCCGGTCGTAGGCGCGTTGGCCATCCGTCGGCAACACGATCATGCTGGTCGCGTCCTCCAGGCGGATCTGCGCGATGTAGCTGCCGTGTGGGTTGCGGCTGATCAGCAGTTCAGGTTCCAGTTCGTCTGCCGGCAGCTGGTAGGTGCCCCGGCCCATGCGCAGGGCCTGGCGCAGCACGATTTCCATGTCGCTGACGAGCATGCATTCGTCCGCCTCGGGTACGTTCGAGGTTTCGCCGTTTACCGCATCCTCGATGAAGCGCGCCACGCGGGCGGCGTTGTCGCTACGCTTTTTATCCAGCGTGACGCCCAGGCTGTGGCGGTTGCCGTTGTGGGTGACCGTTACGTGCAGGCCCTGGGTGCATTGCTCGATCCCGACGGTGGCATACACGCTGCGGCGCGGGTTCTCGGCCATCAGGCGATGGTGGAAGGTGCCGTTGAGGCGGACCTGTGCCTGCAAGCGGATGAACGCGGTGGCGTTGAGTAGGAGGCGGTTCATGCGGCATCACCTCCCCACGGGTTGGTTGGGGTGGTGCGCGCTTTGGTGCGTACCTGAAGCTTAGGCTTGCCGTTGCTGATAACGACGAGCATGCCGGTGGCAGCCTGCAGGCGCTCGATCAGGTTACGGTTTGAAGCGCACGTCGGGTGGACGTGCAGGGTGGCTGTTGCCATGAGGAGTTACCTCGTCTGTGGTGGAGACGAGGCAACATTAGCAACTGCTAAATAGATGAGCAATAGCAAATGCTAAATTTATTGATTGTGCCGTGTTGTAGCGCTACGAAGTGCTAGTTATCCAAAGAGGGTGTTCTGCCAGTGGCTTTCGCTGATGATTGAGATTGGTGCGCCGTTATCTCGTAGCTCCACAGCCTTTTTGATTTTCGTGCCGTAAATGCTGTGTAGCCACTGATCGTTACCAATGCTGCCAACGACGAGGTAGTGGATTTTTTTGCTGATGCTTGCACCTATCAAGCCGCCCTGAGCAGTGACCAGTTTCTCGCAATCCTTGCGTGGCCCATATGCCATCACGCCTGTGAACACGAAGATCTTCTGCTCCAGCGTGATAGCAGGGGCTGGCTGGCAGAAGGGGAGGCTGCTGGGGGCAGTGAAAGGCTTGCCCGAGCCGAGTGTGGGGCCGGTAAATTGCTCAAGCAGGTTGAGTAGTTCAGTGGCTTCGTCATCTTGCAGCACGCCATCGCTCAACATGTTGGCGAGGCGCCTATAGACGATGTTGACGACGGGGTCATCAAGGCTCGGTAGATGCGTTTCCATCCAGCGCTTGAGGAACTCTGCTTCTTTCTGGTTGATGCAGCCGTCGGCGATCAGTCCGGCTGCTACGCCAATCAGCTCATCAGCGGCGCGACGGTCAATTCTCGCTTGGTGAAAAAAGCGGCTGTTCTGGAATTCGAGATGCAGATCCATTGTCGGTTACTCCGTCTTCTTCGCTATCGCTCCTTTGATCCGACAGCTTGCTCTGGTCTCCGGTGAAGGTCACGATCATTCCGGTGCGGCTGCAGATCAGTGTTGGTTCTGCTGTCGTGTCGATGCATAGATCTTCACCGCGCAGGCCTTGCCACTCGGCAAGGTAGCTGAGCGCCCCAAACTTGGTGAGTTTTTTCAGTGTTTTGGAGACGCCGCCTTTCCAGCCGCTTATTGGCAGCTCGCCTGAAAGACAGCGTTTAGCTAACTCGGGATCGTCTTGTGCGAGTCGTCTTCCGGTCTCCCAGCACTTGATTAGACCTCGATCAGGGCCCTGCCAAGTTTCTGCCCAGTCGAGGCCATGTCTCGTTGGGGCGTCGATGCTACGGTGCACCTTCATAAAAGTCCCTTCCTGCTATAGCTCCACTATCTTGCGCCGCGCTCTCGCGCACACCATCCATTCCTCGTTGAGCTTGATGTACTTTTCGGGCCAGTCAGGGTTGGTTGCGTGAAGGAACCAGTCGCTGCCTTCTTTGCACAACTGCTTAATGGTGACGTTGTGGTCGCGCATGCGTTTGGCGAGAACGATACTGCCGGTTGTCCATGCGAAATCCGGGTCCATCACGACTCTGTCGTTAGGCGCAAGGAGCGGGTACATGCTCAGCCCCTCAACAATCAATACGAATGCGCGCGGCCCGGCCGGGCCGCCTGCCTCCACCCATTCATCGGCATCGCCTGGCTGAAAGTTGTCTACTGCTTCGCAGAAGTCGCCGGCGCGGACGTTTCCGATCACGGGGAGTAGTCTGCGGGCGTCATAGGGGATTCCGCCGTGCCCAGCTTCCGCTGCTGCAGCTTCCATAGAATATGCAACGGACAGCGAGGCGCTGTCCTTGGCGGGGTCGTAGCGAATGGTCCCAGGTGCAACAAGAGTCCCAGGGACAAGCCCTATCTTCTTTTCGAGATTGGCAGCCGCTCGCTCACCAATCTTCCGGTGCTCGTTGAGTAGCTGCGACAGGTAGGAGGCGTCAAGGTCGTGCTTGTCAGCAAAATCCCGTTGGGATTCTTCGCCGATAATTGCACGCAAAGCGGCCAGTCGTTTCTGCTGGATATCCATATCCCCATGGTGTCCCTCCGTTAGCAAACTGTAAATTACGGTTTGCTATTGCGCGGTCGATTAGCAATTGCTAATGTGCTGCCCAAGGAGGACAAATATGACCTTGCTCGATTACATCAAGCCGTTGGATAAAGCAGCGCTTGACCGGCTCGCCCGCCGCTGTGCGACATCTTCGGGGCACCTTAAACAGGTTGCGTATGGGAACCGCCGTGCAAATGCTGCTCTCGCAATCGCTCTGGACCGGGAGACCGGCGGCAAATTGCTTTGTGAGGTGATACGCCCGGATATTGATTGGGGGTACTTACGTAAAGGCTGCTCACACAATAACGAGCGTCGTGAAGGTGAGCGCCGCCAAGGTGATCGCCGGGCCGAAGCTGCATAGAACTCTTAAGTAAAACCGTGCGGCCCGAAGGCCGCCCGGAGTCCCGGCACACACCACCACAGTGCTGCCGGGTGATGCGATGGGTCGGCTCGGAGTACGCCTGTACAGCCTGCCGATCTACCGCACCAGTCAGGGCACGGATGCCCTGGGTTGCCCACCGTCTCCACCACAGATAGGGCGGGCTGTAGCGGCAGGGGCTCATGCGGAGCATGGGTCTCGCCACTGGGATTGCAGGCGGTTTATCCACCACAGACGTGCCGCCTGCATGTGACCACCACGTAAGTGACCACGGCGCAACTGTATCAAGCAGGCGCGGCGCGGTCACTGGCAGACTTTTGGGGAAACTGCCATGAGCCGAAGCCGGTTTTGCTTCACCGAACGTGCACGACGCACGCTACTAACACTGCCGCAGGCACTGCACCATGCGGCGCGCGACTATCCAGGCGGGGCCACCGCCATTGCCGCCGTCGACGGCGACACCAATCCCACAACGCTCAACCACAAGCTGAGCCTGACCAATACCACCCACACGCCGAACATCCGCGACCTGGAGCTGATCCTGGACCTGACGCGCGATCCGCGCATCGTGGAGGCCCTCCTGCATCCGATCGGCTGGGTCGGGGTGGATGTCTCCGATCTTCGCGAGACGGATACGCCTCGGGCGCTGCTGAACGGCATCAGCGAGATGCTGGGCCGGGAAAGCACGCTGACCTTGCACCTGAGCAAGAGCCTGGACGATGGCGACATCGATGACGACGAGCTGGGCGAGTTTGAGCTGATGGCCGAGCGCCTGGTGCATGCGGTGTTTAAGTTGGGTGCCGCGGTGCGCCGTGCGAACCGGGAACAGGAGGTGTGCCTTGGCTGACAACGCTGATCGCGCAAATGATCTGGTGCTTGAGCGCCTTGATCGAACCTTAGCAGCCCGGATGCCTACGCAGCCTGGGCGCGTGCTTGAAGAATGCGAAGAGTGCGGTGATCCAATCCCGTTCGAGCGCGTGCAGGCGCTGGCGAAGATGGAGTGCCTGCGTTGCGTGGAATGCCAGGGGTATCACGAGCGGAGGGCGCGGCAATGAGCGCGTACTGCTCCGAATGCGGCGGCTTCATTTTCCATGAGCCGGATCGATTGGCTGGCTCGCATACCGAGTGCCGTGGCGACCTGCCGCTGGATGGCCTGGATCTGGAAGATCAACTGGATGAGCTGCTGTCGCGCGATGAGCGCCAGTACCACGTGATCGTCATCAATGAGCGTACCGGGGAGAAAACCCGCATGACCCGCACGCCTGTCACCCACAAGGAGGGCTGCGTGTTGCTGAGCAAACTTACTGACTATGCCTGGCGCCGCAAGTGCCTTGAGGAGGTGATTCATGACTGACCGTCACGAACTACTCGACGATGTGCTGGCCCAGCTGCAGGACGGCGGACTCAAGCCACAGACGCCGCTGGTGATCGGCAAGCGCACCCGCTGCGAGGTGGAGGGCGACAAGGCGCCGGAGAAAACGGGCTGGTATGTGATTTATGAGCACCTGACTGGCAACGGCAATACCTTCTACTGCGGCGCTTTTGGTGACTGGCGTTCAGGCGAGAAGGGCAGCTGGCACAAGATCAAGCCGAAGGGCGGCAAGCTGACTGCCGAGGACCGGGCGGTGATGAAGGCGCGGGCCGAGGAGGGCCAGCGCAAGGCAGCCGAGGCCGAGGCGCGCAAGCATCGCACTGCTGCGCGCCGGGCCGCAGGCATGTGGAAGCACCTGGAAGAGAAGGGCGCCAGTCAGTACCTGGTGAACAAGGGCGTGGGCGGGTTCGGCCTGCGTTACAAGCGCAAGAGCGGCACGGCCCTGGTGCCGATGCGCAATGTGAAAACATGGGAAATCATCGGCCTGCAGGTGCTGTTCCCGGAGGTGCAACCAAGGTTCGGCGGCAACAAAGCCTATTGGCCCGCCGGCCTGGAAAAACAGGGCTCGGTGCATCTGTTTGGGCCGGAACCGGAGCCGGGCGATGTGATTCTGGTTTGCGAGGGTTACGCGACGGGCGCCAGCCTGCACATGGCCACGTCGCTGACGGTGGCGTGCTGCTTCGATGCCGGCAATTTGCTGCCCGTGGCCGAGGGGCTGCGGGTGCGCTATCCGGGCAGGCGGCTGGTGTTCTGCGCCGACGATGACTGGAAAACGATGATTCAGGGCAAGCCAGTGAACGTGGGTAAGATCAAGGCCGAGAACGCGGCGTTGATCACCGGCGGCGAGATGGTGCTGCCGATCTTCGACGCGGACCGTGAAGACAAGTGGACGGATTTCAACGACCTGCATGCAGCCGAGGGGCTGGAGGCTGTGCGCCGGCAGGTGCTGGCGGTGGTGCGGCCCTCTACCGTCGAGGCGTGGCAGGAGAAGCTGCAGTATTCGGACAAGGGCGGGATGGTCGCGCACCCGTTCAATATCGCGCTGATCCTGGGCAACGATAAGCGCTGGGACGGGGTGATCGCCTATGACTCTTTCGCCTCGAAGATCCGCAAGATGCGCACGCCGCCTTATGGTGGCAAGCCGGGTGACTGGAGCGACCTGGACGATATCAAGGTGACGCTGTGGCTGGCTGATGTGTACGGGCTGCGAGTGAAGAGCAACCTGGTGCTGGAAGCTGTGAACTCGGTTGCGCACGATAACGCCTTCCATCCGGTGCGTGAATATCTGGACGGGTTGGAGTGGGATGGCACGCCGCGCCTGGAGCACTGGTTGCACCAGCGGCTGGGTGTGCCGGATAGCGAGTATTCGCGCCAGGTCGCGAAGCGTTGGATGTTGTCGGCGGTGGCGCGGGTGTTCCAGCCTGGCTGCAAGGCGGATTCGGTGCTGATTCTGGAGGGCATTCAGGGCGCGGGTAAATCGACCTCGATGTCCGTACTGGGCGGTTTGTGGTTCATGGATACGCCGTTCAGCCTGGGCGACAAGGATGGTTATCAGGCGATCCGGGGCAAGTGGATCGTGGAGCTGGGCGAGCTGGATGCGTTCAACAAGGCGGAATCGACGCGGGCCAAGCAGTTCTTCTCGGCTTCTGTGGATACTTATCGCGAGAGCTACGGGCGCCGGGTGCTGGATGTGCCGCGCCAGTGTGTGTTCGTCGGTACGACCAACCAGGACGAGTACCTGAAGGATGACACCGGCAACCGGCGTTACTGGCCGGTGACCTGTACGAAGGTGGATCTCGACGGCCTGCGCGCCGACCGCGACCAGCTGTGGGCCGAGGCAATGGCGAACTATCGCGCCGGGCATGTTTGGTGGGTTGAGCGGGAAGAGTCGGAGATCTTCGCGGCGGAGCAGGATCAGCGCTACCAGGCGGACATGTGGGAGGAGCCAATCATCACGTATCTGACCAAGCAGCACATCGGCGATAGCGTGACGGGGGCGCACATTCTGGAAAAGGCGCTGAATATTGACCCGAGCCATTGGGATAAGCCGGCGCAGATGCGCGTGGGCAAGATCATGCATCGACTGAAGTGGCCTCGTCGCAGGCGTGGCAGCACGCCCAGCGGGACGCGCGGTTACGTGTACATGAAGCCAGAGGCGTGGAAGGCCGGGGCGATCCCGGCGAAGCCGCAGCAGAAGGAGGCCGCGTTTTGATTCCTGAAATGGATGAGATGCTGATGCTCTGGGCGCTCGATATGCACGGCGGGCTGGGTGCAGGCGGATCTGGCGGTAGCATGATCGCGGAGCTGATGGACTCGAAGGGAGAGTTGATCCGAGCCAAGGGCGGCGGCTCTCGCATGCTGCTGCCGTACAGCGCTGACATCGAGCTGATCGTGAACAAGCATCTGGACGCGCAGTTGGCGGTGGTGGTGCGGGAGCATTACCTGAACCATCAGAGTCTGGATCACCAGAAGTGGCGGCACTGTGGGTGCGGGCGGACGCAGTTCTACCAGCGGCTGCATAACGCGCACGTGGCGATTGCGGGTATGCTGCTGGAGCGCGCAGCGTGATTCGGCGTAGCGTCCCGGCATGGACCACCCGCTTTTTCGCGGGCGAGACGCACGCACGCCGCGTGGTGTCTGGAGTCGTCCCACTTCCCTACCTTTTGACCGTGCCCGCACGTAGGGCGCACATGCACGCGCGCGCATCACGCGCAGCGTTAATTCTTTCTTTCTATACGGGAGGAAGGTCAATAAAGGTAGGACAGTGGGGCGGTGCCTTGTTTTGTGCGGTGTTCAAGCGTCTCTCTTGCTTGAGGTTTGGTGGGGCTGGTAGGTCTGCTGCCTGCGGCGCTGTAGCCAGTCATGTGATATTGCCGCTGATTGCCGGTGTGTCGCCGTTGATTGCAGGGGTGGCAGGGCTGGCGGCTTGCTGCCACCGGATTGGAGGGGTATAAATCAGGCACGTTCAGAGAGGTGCGCAAGACGCCACCTCACAGCAAACCCGGCCACCGTGCCGGGTTTTTCGTTCTCAGGCCTCGCCATTCGGCGGGGCCTTTTCGTTCCTGCCGGGGAGGCACGCATGGCGACCGAACAACAGGTGCAGCAGACGCTGGCCGATCTGCCTACCTGGCTGCTGATCCTGGTTGCGCTCGCTGGGCTGACCGGCGAGATGTGGCGAGCCGACGCGGCGGGTATGGCGGTTGGTGAGCTGGTCAAGCGGGTGGCGATGCGCTTCGGTGCATCTGCGGTGTTCGGGCTGGCGACGATGCTGCTGGCGACAGCCTGGGGTTCCAGCCTGCTGACGGCTGGCGCGCTGGGTAGCGTGGTCGCGTGCCTCGGGGCCGATGTGGCCAGCGGATTGTACTCGCGCTGGCTGGCGCGGAAGGCGGGGGTTTGTGATGTGCCGGCGCCTGGCCGTGGGACTCAAGACTGATGTCGGTCGCGCCTCCTTCGGTCTGCTCAGCACCCGGTTGCCTCCGCTTGGCGATGACGGGCGCAACGCGGTGTGCAGAGCACAAGGCTCAGCGAGAGGTCGAGCGTGCCGCTTACCTCAAGCAGGCCCATAAGAACTACAACGCCAAGCGTCCAGCGTCCGATAAGTTCTACTGGACCAATACTTGGAAGCGTAAGAGCGAGGCGTTCCGTGCTGCTCATCCGCTATGCATCGAGTGCGAGCGGCTGGGCCTGGTGGTGCCTTCGACCATGGTTGACCACATCATCCCTTATCGGGAGCGGCCAGACCTTGGGCTGGAAGACAGCAACCTCCGCGCCCTCTGCTGGCAGTGTCACAACCGCATCGGTAAGAAGGTTCGGGAGCAGGACTGTCGGGTTGCCGATCCGGTCGCTGCTCCGGTTTCGCGGCTGCTCCGCCATGGCTGAGTCGGTTCGGGCTGGGGTAGGGGGGGTGTAAATCCTCACTACCGAAATCGGCCCGAACGACCTATGGAGCGCCGTGTACCCGCACGTCGAAATTTCAGATAGGGGGGGGGTTAAAACCCCGGACTAGAGCGGATGAGCATGAATCCTCAATTCACCGTAGCGCCGGCAGGCAGCGAAGACGCACAGGCTCCGGCGAAGGTCGAGGTCGTGTCGCCAGATTGCCCCATCGAATTCACCCCGGACGAACTTCAGGTCTGGGACTACATCTGTGACCAGCTGCGCAAGGCCGGCTTGTTACACCTGACGGCAGGTATCGCGATCTCTGTGATCGTCAAGAAGTACCGGCGTTGGCTGACTGCCATTGAAGCGCTGGACGACTACATGGACGAGAACAACGGCTCGTTCACCGTCAAGACGCCTAACGGTTACGAGCAACCGCACCAGTTGGTGCACTACGTCGACAAACAGGAAAAGGAGCTGTTGAAATGGCTGCCGTCCTGCTGTCTGACAATCCCGACCTTCGCCAAGGTCAAGGCGCTGGAGAAAGGAAGCGAGCAAGGCGATCTCTTCCTCGACGAGATCCGAAGCTTTATGCAGGGGCGACCAAGCTAATTCCGAAGGAGCTATACCCTTGGGATGAGTATGGCGTCGCGGTGCTACGCGGCAAGATCCCGGTGTGCCGCTTGACGTTTCTAGCGGTGAAGCGCCACTACAAGGATCTGCGCCGAGGCGCCAAGCGCGGGTTGTGGTTCGACCCGCTGCGCGCGGCCTATATCATCGACTTCTTTCCGAAGTTCCTGCGGCACGTGCGGGGTGAGAAGACAGGTCAGCCGATCGTGCTGGAGCCGTGGCAGCAGTTCTGGCGCGCCGTTCAGTTCGGCTGGCGCCGCGCGGATGGAACGCGCCGCTTTCGGCAATGGTACGAAGAGGTGCCGCGTAAGAGCGGCAAGAGCACAACCCTGAGCGGTATCGGCCTGCACCTGGCTGCGTTTGATGGCGAGCCGGGTGCCAAGGTCTATACCGCGGCGACCAAGCTGGAGCAGGCGAAGATCACGCACGGCGATGCCGAGTTGATGCGCGAGTTCTCGCCTGCCCTCAAGCGGCTCTTCAAGAATCACCGCAATCGGCTGTTCGTACAGGGCACCGCCAACGAATTCCTACCGCTTGGCGCGGACGCTCGTACCCTCGACGGTCTCGACCCGCACGGGGCGATCATCGACGAACTACACGCCCACCGCACACGCGAATTGTGGGACGTCATCATCTCGGCGATGGGTGCGCGGCGCGAGCCGATGCTGACAGCGATCACCACGGCGGGCTTCAACCAGCACGGTATCTGCTACGAGCAGCGGACGCTGCTGGTCGACATCCTTGAAGAGCGGGTAATCAACGGCAAGAAGATCCTCAACGACAGCGTGGGTGGTGTGATCTACACGCTCGACGAGGGCGACGATTGGACGGACGAACGCAACTGGCCCAAGGCTCACCCTAACCTGGGTGTGTCGGTGCGACTGGCCTACCTGCGCGAGCAGTGTGCTCTGGCGCAGCAAGTCATCGCCCAGCAGGTCAACTTCCTGACCAAGATGCTCAACATCTGGTGTCAGCAGGATGACCGGTGGCTCGACATTGCCAAAGTCTGGGACCCGTGCAACCCGCCGTTCGGCATCGAACAGCTGGAAGGTCGGGTCTGCTACGGCGGTCTTGACTTGTCGACCGAAACGGACCTGACGGCCTTCGTTCTGGTGTTCGAGCCGATACCCGAAGACCCGCACGTATACGTGGTGCCGTACTTCTTCGTCCCCGCTGACAACATTGAACACCGTGCGCAGATCGATCGCGTGGCGTATCCCAAGTGGGTGGCCGAAGGGTTTCTGGAGGCCACGCCCGGCAACGTCGTGGACTACGAGCGCGTCCGCACGGTGATCAAGGAATGCTCGCAGCGCTTCGAAATCAAGGAAGTCGGCTACGACCCATGGAACGCCTCGCACCTGGTTACGCAGCTGACCAGCGATGGACTGAACATGGTCAAGCTTGGCCAGAACCTGGGCAACCTCTGCGCTCCAACCAAGCGCCTTGAGGGGCTGCTGCTAAGCAACCTGCTGCGACATGGCGGCCACCCGGTGCTGCGCTGGAACGCTGAAAACGTCACGTTGCTGCGCGACAGCAACGGCAACTACCGCCCCCACAAAGGCAAGAGCCGCGAACGTATCGACGGCATCGCGGCTCTGCTCAATGCCTTGAATCGCTACATGGGCGCGACCACTGAAGAGCCGGAAGGCGTCAACGCCGCCTACGCCACTGGAGGCATCAGAACAACATGAGTTGGCTCAGCAGGCTAAACCCACTGAGCCGCAAGAGTGCCGATGCGATGACCTCCCGCGATCTGCTGGAGATGCTCGCTGCCGGTGCTGTTGCGGTGTCCGGCGTTCAGGTCAACAGCATGTCGGCGATCCGCTACGCGGCGTTCTTCGCGTGCTTAAAGGTCTTGTCCGAGGATGTCGGCAAGCTGCCGATCAAACTCTACAAGGAACGCCCGGACCGAGGGCGCGACGTGGCCAAGAGTCATAAGGTGCATCGGCTGATCAGCCGGCGGCCAAACGACTTCATGACCGCATCCGAGTTTTGGGAAATGTGCGTGGCGCATGTGGTGCTGCGCGGCAATTTTTACGCCTTCAAGGTCATGGTCGGTAGTGAGGTTGTCGAGCTGCTGCCGCTTAACCCTGGCTCGGTGGTACCCAAGCTGCGGGACGATTGGTCTCTCTGGTATGACGTCACGTTCGCCAACGGCACCCGTGACGTGCTGCCGGCCAGCCAGATCTTCCATGTGCGCGGGCTGTCGCTTGATGGCATTCGGGGGCTCAGCGCCCTGGAGTATGCCCGCGAGACGCTGGGCCTTGGCATCGCTGCCGAGCGCCACGGTGCAAAGCTGTTCGTGAATGGAGCAAACCCAGGCGGCGCGCTTGAGACCGAACAGACACTGACGGATGAGGTGTTCGCGCGGGTCAAAACCAGCTGGAACGAAAAGCACACCGGCCTGGAAAACTCCCACAAGGTAGCGATTCTGGAGGGCGGCTTGAAGTGGACATCGGTGACGATGACCAACACCGACGCTCAGTGGCTGGAAAACCGCAAGCACACCGACAACCAGATCTGCGGCCTGCTGCGGGTGCCTCCGCACAAGATCGCCATTCTCGACCGCTCCACCAACAACAACATTGAGCATCAGTCCCTGGACTACGTGAACGATGGGCTGATGCCGCACCTCAACCGCATCGAAAACCGCATCCGCATCGACCTGCTCAATGAGCGGGACGAAGAGGATCACTTCGCCAAATTCAACGTTTCCGCGCTGCTGCGTGGCGACATGAAGGCGCGCAGCCAGTTCTACAAAGACATGGTCTACCTCGGCGCCTACAGCCCCAACGACGTGCTGGAGCTGGAAGATCGCAACCCGCGCGAAGGGGGAGATATCTACCTCACGCCCTCGAACATGAACATCAACGGAAGGCCGGCAGATGAAAACCAAGAACGCGCCTAGCAACAAGCACCTGGCCACAACCTTCAAGGTCAAGGCCGTAAACGAAGACGGCACCTTCTCCGGCTATGGCTCGGTGTTTGATCTGGTCGACTCCTACTCGGACGTCGTGCAGCGCGGCGCCTTCAAGGAAACCCTGAAGGAATGGGCGAAAAAGGGCGGCTTCCCTTCGATGCTCTGGCAGCACAAGCCCGACGAGCCGCTCGGCGTCTACACCCTCATGGAAGAAGACGAGCACGGCTTGTATCTGGAAGGGCGCCTGCTCATCGACGACGATCCGCTGGCCCGGCGTGCCTACGCGCATCTCAAAGCCGGCAGCATCACCGGGCTATCAATCGGTTACAGCATTCCACGAGGCGGTGCTTCCTGGGATGACGGTGCGGGTGTGTACCGCATCAGCCAGGTGCACCTCTGGGAAGTGTCCCTGGTGACCTTTCCCGCCAACGACGCGGCGCGTGTGGATACTGTGAAAAGTGCCATGCAAGGGCCGCGTCAATTCGAGAAGTTCCTGCGCGACGCCGGCCTCTCTCGAACCGAAGCCAAGGCCCTCATGGCTGATGGCTACAAAGGCATCTCTCAGCGTGACGCTGGCATGGGTGGCCTGCTCGATGACATCAATCAACTCACTGCACAACTGCGAGGCTAACACCCATGCAACGTTCTTCTATTGCCACTGCTGCTGCGCTTGCGATGGCCGCATCTGCATCTGCATCTGCATCTGCATCTGCATCTGTACCTGTTCCGTCTCTGCGCGATATGCATCGCCGCAACGACGGTGGCGACAGCCATACCGAGCTGCGCGCAGGCATCAAGCAGCTCGGCGAAGCTTTTGTCGAGTTCAAGAAAACTAACGACGAGCGACTGGAAAAGCTCGGCAAGGGCCAGACCGATCCGCTGGTGGAAGGCAAACTGGACGAGCTGAACAAGAAGCTCACCGAACTGGAGTCGTTCAAGAAAACGACCGAAGACAACCTGAAGAAAAAGGCGCGGCCAGGTCTGACCGGCGGCGATGAGGAGGCTTGCGAGGAGCACCGCAAGGCCTTCGACGGCTTCCTGCGCAAGGGCCGTGAAGAGGGCCTGCGCGACCTCGAAGCCAAGGCGCTGAACCTTGGCACTGATGCCGATGGCGGCTATGCCGTACCGGATGAACTGGACCGCAACATCACTCAGCTGGAGCGCGACCTGGGCATCATGCGCAGCCTGTGCAACGTTGTACAGGTCGGCGGCGAAGAGTACAAAAAGCTCGTCAACATGGGCGGTGCCGCCTCCGGCTGGGTTGGTGAAACCGATGAGCGCCCGGAAACGGCTACGCCGAAACTGGCGCAGATCGCCCCGACCTTTGGCGAGATCTACGCCAACCCGGCAATCACCCAGAAGGCCCTGGATGACATGTTCTTCAGTGCCGAAACCTGGCTGGCTGAAGAACTCGCATGGGAGTTTGGCCAGAAGGAAAACGGCGCATTCGTGACCGGCGACGGCACCAAGAAGCCCAAGGGCTTCCTGGCCTATACCAGCACGGCAGTGACCGACAAGGCGGGCACTCGCCCCTTCGGCACCCTGCAATTCGTTACCTCGGGCGCAGCCGCTGCACTCAGCAACCCGGATCGCCTGATTGACCTGGTCCACAGCCTCAAGCGTGGCTACCGCAAGAATGCGGTATTCCTCGGCAACGGCCTAACGCTGGCGGCGCTGCGCAAGCTCAAAGACAGTGAAGGCAACTACCTGTGGCGTCCAGGCCTTGAGGCCGGCGCACCGGGCGTACTGCTCGGCTATCGCTACGAGGAAGACGAGACCATGCCGGATATCGCGGCTGACTCCATTCCGCTGGCCTTCGGCGACTTCAAGCGTGGCTACACCATCGCTGATGTTAAGGGCACTCGCGTACTGCGTGACCCGTTTACCAACAAGCCCTACGTGCACTTCTACACCACCAAGCGCGTCGGTGGCGGTGTGATGGACAGCCTGGCTATCAAGCTGCTCAAGATCGCCGCTTAAGCGGCTTCACCCACTGCAAAGGCTCGCTTCGGCGGGCCTTTGTCGTTCTGGAGGTGTTCACCATGCCACCAATAGTCACGTTAACCGAGCTGTTCAAATTCTCCCCGGACTCGATCAAGGTCGTCGAGTACGAGCCCGGCGAGCACGATCTGTCGGATCGCGCCGCAGAGATTGCCCAGGGCCTGGGCATTGTCGATGACTCTTCCGAGCGCGCTGCCGCCGCGAAGAAGGCTGAAGAAGAAGCCGCTGCCGCTGCCGCGCAGAAGGCCGAGGAAGAAGCTGCTGCCGCTGCTGCGAAGAAGGCCGAGGAAGAAGCTGCTGCCGCCGCAGCAAAGAAGGGTAAAAGCAAATGATCGACCTGGCGGTGGTCAAAGCTCACCTGCGGGTGCGGCACGATCTGGAAGATGACTACATCCAGGTGCTCGTCGATGCTGCCGCCCAGTCGTTCAACGACCAGAGCAACCGCGTGCTGGTCGCACCGGAAGAGGCCCTGCCTGATCCGGTTGGCAATGCGCTGCATCCAACCAAGGCGATTCAGCAAGGCATCCTGCTGCTCGTCGGTCACTGGTATGTCAATCGCGAGGATGTCGTGATTGGCACAATCGCCACTGCGCTGCCAAAGGCAACTGAGTTTCTGTGGCGACCCTATCGCTGGGTGAACGTGGCATGAGAACCGGACGACTGGAAACACCGGCGGACCTGCTGGCTCTCGGCGCGGATCTCCAGCTACAGCTGATCGACTGGATGTGGGTAGGAATTCGCGCAAAGGATGCCGGCGACGTACCGGTTGCTGCTGGCCTGCGCAATCCGGGGCGCGTCGAGGTTCGCACCTGGTGGGATGAACGCTTGCGAAATGGCCGCTACCTGCGTGCCGAGCAGCGCTTGCTTCACATCGATAGTGTGCGTGACGTGACGGGCCAGCAATCGGAGCAGGTGCTTACCTGCACCGAACTCATCGGCACCCCCGCCACCTATACCGGCCAGCCTGGCGCGGATCCACAGCCGTGCCGGGTGTTCCTGGATTACGCAGTCGCCCGGCCTGGGCAGTTCGGCGGCATGGTGGAGTACGCGACGCAGCTGGAGGCGGCGTTGATCGAAGTGGGGCGCCCCCAGCCGGGCGCCGTGTTCGAGGTCGACGGTGTGGCTTGGCGTGTGGCCGGGCTGGTCGAAGGCGAGGATGACCGCATTGTGCGGCGCATGTGGGTGAAGCGCGTATGAGTTTTGATATCAGCTTGCCGCATTTCGAGGACGGCGCCGCCGCCTTCGGCATCGACGAGAAGCGCTTCGAGCGCATGCAGATCAACTCCACCAACCGGGCGGCCACCTGGGTCAGGCGCGTGCTGCTGGTTGAGCCGTTTTCCCAGGCGACAGGCGTGCGCCGGGTCATCTTCAATGATCGAATCCGCCTCACCAGGGCCAACAGCAACAGGCCCGAGGCGCGCATCGTTCCGTCATCGGCCAGTATTCCGGCGCGCTGCTACCGGCACCGGGGTGATTCAGTCGATGGCTCCGGGGTCCGCGCGCGGGTCCTGGTGGCCTGGTGGCGGGGCGAGAAGGTCGCTGCCGGCTTCATCAACCCGTCCAGTGACCGGAAGTTGCCGCTGGCCACTCGCAGTGTCCGGAAACGCAAGATCACGGCGCGCAGCAAGCGGCAGCACATCAAGGAATACCGTTACGACTACGCCGTACCCGAAGATGCTCACGGCCCCTCTGCGGCTGCGCTGTTCCGCGTAGCAGTGGATGACGGCACGCGCGCGCAGGCAGCTGACAGGCTGGCGTTCGAGTTCAACCAGGATCTGGATAAGGAACTGTTCTGATGGAACTGATCGCCACAAGCGTGACGGACTACCTTGCAGGTCGCCTGCGCGAAATTACCCAGGCCAACGGATACCCGCTGACTCTGGCCAGCGTTGAGGTCGGCCAGTTTTACGAGGATCTGCCCCAGGGGGCGCCGCTGCCTGTCGCCACCCTTGTCGTCGCAACCAGCGGCGCAGCCCTCACTCCAGAAGGCATCCGGCACTCGGGGCGGCGGCAGCGCGGCTACCAGATCGAGGTCGTAATGGACGTCGACCAGCAACTTGGAATCGAACGGCACGTGCTGCTCGACCAGGTTGAGTGGGGCATCAGCAGGGCGCTGGTAGCCCGCCCGCCGCGAGAACTCGCGGGCCTGCTGCAGGCCGTCGAGCTGGGTGACGTGCAATTCAACTACCCGGCACCCGGCCACAGCGTTGCCATCGTGCAGGCGCAGGTCGCCGTCACTTTCGTCGAGCAATACCCGCAACCATAGGAGGGCACCATGCCCAAAGCCAATGTGAAAACCGCATTTACCTTCCGTGAAGGCGGCAAGGTCCAGCTGTACAAGAAGGGCGAACAGGAACTGACCGCCGCCGCCCTGGCGCATGCCCAGGCCAACGGCTTCGTGCCGGTGCCAAAGGCCGAACCCAAGCTGGCCGACGCGGCCAAGTAGCCGTCCCACTCCCGCGCTTCACCTGGCCCCGCGCCGCATCCTGACATCGAGGTAAACCCATGCAAACCGTTCAAGACGCCAGCCTTATCGGCTATGGCGATATCTTCTCGCGTGCCTATCAAACCCAGAAAGCCCTGCTGCCTTGGGGCAATACCAGCGAACTGAAGATCGCGCACACCGAGGATCAGCAAACGCTTCCCAACTACATCACCGGCGCGGGCAACCGCAACGTCACCTCCCGCGTAACCGGTGTGACGGCCAGCTTCACACTTTACGACGTCAACGCCCGCAACCTGGCTCTGACGGGGCGAGGCACCATCCACGGTGTAGCGGCTGGCGAGGTAACGGGCGAGGTCCATATCTGCGAGGCTGTGCCGGGTGAGCTGATCCCATTCGACAACCTGCCCGACCTCTCGGCACCGGTCACCATCGTGACGGCGGATGATGCGGCGCTGGAGCCCGGTACCGACTACCTGCTGACGCCTTATGGCATCCAGATCACCAGCGGCACCACCATCACTAGCGCGGGCATCAAGGCCAGCTACACCAAGCTCAAGGCGGATGTGGTAGAGATGCTGACAACCTCGCAGGTCGAGCTGGAATGCTACTTCGCTGGCCTCAACGCCGCGCAGGGCGGAGCACCCACACCGGCCCGCCTGCGCCGCTTCAAGGTTGGCTTGGTGCAAGAGATTCAGCTCAGCGGCACCGCCTATGCGGCCTACCAGGTCACCGGCGAATTGTTGGCTGACCCGCTTGTGACGGCTAGCGACATGTCGCAGTTCTACTCGTTGGGGATGAAGGCTGCGGTGTAATTTTCCGGTTCTGGTGGTCCAACGTTGGTGACTAGTCTCCCAGCCGGTTTGGCTAGTTCACCGCGCTTTTCACGATTTCGTATTACTTTTTCGTAGTACTGATGTTGAAGCGCCGTCAAAGGTGCGTAAGATGTAGGTGAAATATATTTCCTAGCCCGGCTGGTTCAACCTCCGGGCTTTTGTGCCAGTAGGAGAAAGCTCATGAAACCCAGAACGCTTAAGGGTGATTCGCTCTTGGCTATGGGGAGTGTGATGGAGATCCTTCCCAGTGGTGATTACTCCGAGTACCTGCCAAGGGGCACGACTAGCCAGCGTCTGAGTGCTACATGGCGTGCGGTAGGCGGTAGGATCAATAAGGCGATTGAGCGTAATGCAGAAAACACCGTCCGAGAGTTTGCCCGACGAGCCTGATGGCTCGCACCAGCTGGACGTTCTGAGCCCTGCTCAGGAAACTGAGCTGACGAGGTTGCTCGCCAAGCTCGGTTCTGGTGGCCTAACCAAGAATGAACAGAAAAAACTCAGTGAGGTTTTGCCGCCCTCCGGTGGTCAGTTCATGGTTCAGATGGCTATGCAGAGCGAAAGCTTTAGTGGCCCGCTGCCTCACCCCGATCAGTTGAATAAATTCGACCCCGAGACGCGCAAGCATATTGTGCAGATGGCCGTGGACGATCAGAAACATGTCCATGAGATGCAAAGGCTTGGTTTGGCGGGCGCGATTCGGAAAGATCGGCGCGGTCAGTGGATGGGGTTCGGCATTGCAATAGCTGGGCTTGCGGCTGCCGCAATTGTGGCACCTTCAGCTCCAGTGGTGGCGGGTGTGATTGCCACTATCGATTTGGTTGGTATGGTTGCGGTTTTCGTCGTCCCAAGGGCGTTCGAAAGGTTTGGTCCGCCACAGAAGCAAAGGCCACCCGCTGAGGGTGAGGAAGCTTAAAGAAGCCCCGCGAATGCGGGGCTTTGTTTTTCTGCTATTGCTTCTTTTCGAGGTTGGCGAGAACTTCGTTAAAAAAGGTGTTTACGAATAGCGCGACCTTTCCGCGCACACCTGGTGGCCAACGGTTGGCCGCAGGGCTTCAGCAGCCAGCAGCTGATCGAGGCGCTGGCCTTGGTAAATGACAAGGCCACGCAAACGGCGGTAGGCTACTGCCTGGGACTGCTGGGCTACAAGCGCACCCGACTCGGCACTGCCGGGCGGCCTTATGCCTACGTGCTGAATACGCTGCCGGCTACGGCGTAGATCGAGTGTTGCCGAATGCACCCGGTCTAGGCCGGGTTTCAGTGCTGGCGTTGTGATGGTAGATTTCGACTCTTATTACTTTGGGGGAGGGAACGCCATGACAACAGCTGTTGCAGAAAAAGTGTTTCTTGAGAGAGGTGGCATCAAGGTTACAAACGCTCGCTTCATCGTTCACGGACAGACGTATGCCATGGCATCTGTCAGCTCGGTAAAGGTAAGTAGTACTGACCGAACCCCTTCGAAGTCAGGAGCGGTTTGGACCTTCATTATTGGCGCCTTGTCGATGGCCGCTGCGTTCGGCGCCAAGGGTGTTGACACGCGCACGACAGCCATTATCGGCATTGTGCTGCTGGCCGTAGGGATCATGTGGTACAGGTCAATTAAGCCGAAATACGAATACAAGTTGATTCTCACAACGTCGTCTGGCGAAAACACGGCGCTGACCAGTTTTGACCTGAAAGATATTCGTGCTGTTGAGCATGCATTAAATGAGGCGGTCATCTTCCGTGGTTGACCCATAGTTTCAAACGAACCCGCTCCGGCGGGTTTTTTATTGCCTGGAGAAAAGTGATGGCCTTTGAACGGCTGATCCAGCTGACCCTGCGCGCGCGCAACTTCCTGAGCAAGGATGTTGAACCGGCCACCGACTCGATGCGTGAGCTGGCCAAGGAAGGGAGACAGCTTAAGGACTCGCTTGAAGAGGCCGGTCGCGCGCGTGGCCTGGCTCGCACCTTGCGCGATAACCAGCAGGCGACCGAGGGGCTTGAGCGTGCGCAGCGTGACGCGGCAGCCACGCTTGAGGACCTGACCCGCGAGATTGGCGATCAGGAGCAGGCAACCGCCGGCCAGCGCATTGCCCTGCGCGAAGCCCGCCGCACACTGGATGAGGCCGGGCGTGCCTACAAGCGCAACCAGCAGGCCATCAAGAACACCACCAGCGAGCTGCAAAAGCTGGGCGTGGATACCGACAACGCCGCAGCTGAAGAAAAGCGCCTGACCGGCGAGCTGGAGGACGGCAAGAAGGCCCTGGCCGACAACCGTGAGGCCATCAAGCAGAAGCGCGTCGAAGAAAAGAAAGCTGCTGACACCGCCAAGGAACACGCGGATAGGGTAGATGCCGGGCGTGGCGTGATGGCTGATGCCGGGCGCAAGGTCCTGGCCTTCGCCGCCGCCTACATCTCCCTCAACGCTGCATTCAATCTGGTGCGTGGCGGCCTGAACCTGGTGCGCGATGGCATTCGCGCGGTGATCGCTGATGGCAGCAGCAATGAGCAGGCGCTGGCCCAGCTGGAATCAGCGCTGGTCTCTACGGGCAATGCCGCCGGGCTGACGGCGCAGCAGCTGCTGGACATGGCGGACGAGTTCCGGCGCTCGTCCATGCTCACCACCGAACAGATTCTGGCCGGGCAAACCCGCCTGCTGTCGTATACCGACATCGTTGCCAGCGAGTTTCCGGCGGCGATGCAGATCGTTATCGACCAGCAGCAGCGCCTGGGCATCAGCGTCGAGCAGTCGGCGGAGATTGTCGGGCGGGCGTTGCAGTCGCCTGCCGAGGCCATCACCACGCTGGGCCGGCAGGGGTTCAAGTTCGAGGCTGGCCAGAAGAGCTTGCTCAAGCAGCTGGAAGCGACCGGCCAGAAAGCCGAGGCGCAGGCTGTCATTATGGACATGCTGACCGAGGCCTACGGCGGGGCGGCGGCAGCGGCCAGGATGGACACCTTCGCGGGGCTGTGGAAAAGGGCAGCCGATCAGTTCGGTGACTTTGCGGGCCGCGTGGCCAATTCCGGGGCGTTCGATTTCGTCAAGGGCAGGCTCAGGGATCTGGCCGACAACATCGATGCCATGGCCAACGATGGCCGCCTTGACCGTCTGGCTCAGGGTCTGTCCGATGCGTTCGTACAGGGGGCTGAGTGGGTCGAAGGCTTTATTCGCCAGCTGGCCGGTGTCGACTTTAAACGCCTGACCGACGACAGCGCTGCCTGGCTGAGCAGCTTCGGCACGCACCTCGACGATGCCGCCACCCGCGTCAAACTGTTCGTCGCACCGTTTCGCACGCTGTTCAACGGCCTGACGGCTGGGCTGTCCGGGTTCGCTGCGCTCATCACCAACAAGATGAGCGAAGTACTCGGTGTAATTGGTAAGGTCGCTGAAGCCCTGCCCAACGCCCTCGGCGGCGACAAGCTGCGTGCTGCCGTCGATGATGCCCGTGGTGTGCTCGACGGGTTGACCGAGGGCTTTAAAGAGCAGGTCGAGCAGGACGGCAAAGATATTGCCGCCGCATGGACCACAACAACCGAAACTGTAAAAACCAAAGCCGCTGAGCAAACCGCCGCGGTCAAGCAAGAGGCCGACGACCAGTTCCAGCACATCGTCCAGCGCGTCACGGACATGAACAACGCCCTGGCGCAGATCGATGCCGCAGAGGGCGCCGCCCAGCTCAAGCAGCTGGGCGAGGAGATGTACCAGGCCTACCAGCGCGGGGATCTGAGCCAGCAGCAGTTCGGCAGCGGCATGGCATTGCTGCAAACGAAACTGCGGGCGCTGGGCGGTAGCGCGTCCACCACCAGCGGCGAGCTGGATGATCTGCGCTCCATCATGGCCGGCATCGGCGATGCCGCGAACGAGGTGGATTTCAACCGGTTGCGCGCTGCGATGCGCAAGGCCTACAGCGACGGCAAGATCAGCGCCGAAGAGTTCGCCCAGGCGCAGGAAGCACTCAACCGCCGTGTTGCAGAACTCAAACCTGCCGCCGAAAGCTCTACCCGAGCGGTAAAGGAGCAGGGCGAGGCCCTGGCCGAAAGCACTGCCGCTGCCGGTGCCGGCATGCGCCGTTTGGCTGGTGATACCGAACAGGCCTCCACGGGCATGAACTGGTTCGCCGAAGTGCTGACCCGTGCCCGCACCCCACTGGCCGAGTTGAGCGAAGCGGCGCTGGAGGCGTTCGACGCCCTGCAGGGCATCAACAACGTCGACCGCAACATCGACACCAGCAGCATCGAGAAAACGGCGGCCTCGCTCGAAAAGGCGAAAGAGCAGGCGCTGGCGTTCCAGGGTGCGCTGGATCTGGAGGGCAGCCGCGCCAGCGGCCTTGGGCGCTGGATGATGGAAACCTTCATCCGCTCCGAGCAGGTGAAAGCCACCTTCCTCGGCCAGAAACTGGCGCTGCAAAACCTGATGCAGCAGTACGAAAGCGGCGCGATGACCACCCGGCAGTTTGCCGTGCAGGCCGCCAGCGCCCGCCGCAACCTGGACCTGCTCGATGAATCGGACCTGTCCGGCCTAGAATCCGCCATCGCGGCGGCCAACCAGAAAATGCAGCAGATGGGCGCTTCCACCCGCAGCACCCTGGAAGGCCTGCAAATGGAACTGCTGCAGCTCAAAGGCACCGAGGCAGATATCGAGAAAGCGCGTTTCGCAGCCCGGCGCCGTGAGCTGCAGGCGCAGCAGGCCGAGGCCCGCCAGAGCGGTGACAGCCAGGCCGTTGCCAACCTGGGCGCCGCGATGCGCACGCTGCAGGATATCGAGCGTGAATCGTCCCGCAAGCGCGTGCAGGAAGCACAGCAGCAGGCAACGGAACAGGCCGCTAAAGCCGCGCCGCCCGTACAGCCGCAACCGCAGCAGCCCACCAAAATCATCCGCCTGGAAACGTCCCGTGGCCAGACGGTGGAGGTGGGCCTGCAGAGCGATACCGACGAAACCAGACTGCTGGGCATTCTCGAAAGTGCCGGGCTCAGGAGCCGCTAAATGATCCTCGACAGCATCGAGCTGGATGACCAGTTCGAGTGGGTGGATGAATTCGAGTGGGACTCAATAGCGCAGGAGCAGGAGCGCAGCGTCACCGGCGCGCTGCTGGTGCAGGAGGGCGTCAAGCTGCACGGGCGCCCGATTACCCTCCAGAGCAACGGCGGCGTCTGGACGCCGCTCTCGGTGGTGCGGCAGCTGGAGATCCTGCGCGACCAGCCCGGCAGGGTGATGCCTCTGACCCTGCCGGATGGCCGTCAGTACCACGTGATTTTCAACCGGCAGGAGGGCGCGCCGCTCACGGCCAAACCCGTGTTCCGCCGCGTCAACCCCGGCCCTGACTGGCTATATGAAGTGGACATCCACCTCATCACCGTGGCCCCGCCGCCCGACCCAGTACCCGAACCCTAAGCCCGCCCCGTGCGGGCTTTTTAATGCCTGGAGATTGGCATGACGATCAACGTCGACGACGTAAAACTGCTCAAGAGCCAGCGCCTGACCGACGAGGATGACGGCGGTGGCCGAGCCACCGGCCAGGCTGTGATCGATGGCGAAGAGAACAACCTGTTCGCGGACATCAGCCGGCTCGACCGCACCCTGGGCCGCATCAACCTGCGCAAGGCCTTCGCGGGCGTGATGACGCAGAACAACGACCCCTACCTGGGCGCCCATGCCATCGTCACCGAGAAACCGGCTGACCCGCGCGTGAGCGTGCTGCTGTTCAAAACCGACAGCCAGACGGACCAGCGCGCCGCCGCCCGCGCGGCCATCGAGAGCTACGTGGTGCCATCGCTGGTGGCCCCGTTCGAGCTGCTGGGCAACCAGATGGCCGGGCAGCGCGCCATCGCCTGCATTCAGCGGGAGGAGCAGCGCCTGCCCGAGGTGGGCGACGTGTTCCAGCTGGTGGCCGGTAACACAACGCAGTACATCCGCTGCGCCGCCATCGAGCAGCGGATGGAAGATTTCGTCTACGACTACGGCAACATCACCACGTTTACCCGCCGTCGTATCGATATCACCATCAGTTCGCCGCTGCTCTCCACATTCCCCGGTGGGCAGGCGATACCTGGGGGCACCAGTGCCACCGGCATTGGCGGTGCAGCGAAAACCCAGGTGCTCAGCACCCAGGTGGCCGATGCTGCGCGCTACTACGGCATCAGCCCGTTGGCCGTTGCCTGCTCGCAGGGTGATTTGTCCCTGCAAACGCGCTCGGTCTATGCGCCGCTGGTGCCCAGCGCGGTCAAGGAAGTGCCGCTGATTGATCAGCCGGGCGGCTATCGCCGTCGCTACCAGATCGCATCCGGCCCGTTGCGCACGCTCAATCTCGACTTCGCCTCGGCGGGCAGCGGCCAGAGCCGTGCGTTTCTCGGGACCGGCGTGCTACCCGGCAGCGTACAGCTGACCATCGGCGGTGGTGTTTACCAGGACAACGGTCTAGGCGAGCTCAGGGTGCAGAGCGGTAGCGCCGGCTTTACGAAAATCGAGATCGAGTACGAAACCGGCCAGCTCAGCGCCTACCGGGCCAGCGTCTACGTGGGAAGTGCGACGGCCAGCTATATGCCGGCTGCGTCAATGACGGGGCAGACGGTGACGGGCGAGATCCGCATCACGCTCGGCAACCGTGGCTATGCCTATACGCTCAACCTGGCTGAAGCCAAGCCCAGGCCGGGCACGCTCACAATCAGCTTCATGGCGCTGGGTAAGTGGTACGAATTGCGCGACGACGGCGCCGGCACGCTGACGGGTAATGGCACCGGAACGGTGGATTACGCCACCGGTGGCGTTTCACTCAGCCTGGAGGCCCTGCCCGATGTTGGTTCTAGTCTGATTTCCAGCTACATCGTTGCGATCGCCGACGAGACGGCGCAGCACGTTGGCACGGTAGTGGGTGGCAAGGCGCAGATTCGCCATCGTCTGCCGCATGACGGCGTTCTGCCTGGCTCGCTGACGGTTAACTACCTGTCGGGCGGCGTCACCAAAACGCTGACCGATCAGGGCAACGGCACCCTGACCGGCCATGGCGGCGGTGTTGTGATCTACGCCACTGGCGAGTTGAGCATGGAACTGAGCCTGACGCCCGACAGCGGTACCGCAATCAACTACAGCTACGAGCAGGGCACCGTCACCACGACGACTCTGCCTGGCTCGCCGGATGCCGGCGGCATGCTCAGCGGGACGATTCCTGGCGCGCCGCTCAAGCCCGGTAGTGTGCAAGCCACCTGGCAGGTGACACGGCAACCGGCTGCACCTGGTGTCGGCGGCAGCTACAGCGATGACACCGTGCTGGCCCGCGCCGCATCCGACAACGGCACCGGTGGCTGGGTGGGCCATGCCGGCACCATCGACTACCAGACCGGGGCGTACACGCTGAAGGCCGAATCGACCTACAGCTACACAACCCGAACCTATCGTTACGACGTATACAGCGTCAGATGAGGCGGCCATGAGCAGAGTTATTAGCAATACCGTCACCCTGCAGGAGCAGATGGCGGGCGGCGTGACCGTGCGAGCGCAGTCGGTCAGCACGGCCTATGGCGCGCAAACCGACAGCCAGCCAGCGCCCGCGCTGACGCTGGACCTGCTGCCGAACAGCCTGGATCCGATTGTGCCCGGCTCGCTGATCATCCAGTGGGGTGGGCACACCTATCTGGACCGTGATGGCGTGCTGTTTCGCAATATCAGCTCTTCGACCAATGCTGGCGAAGCGGCGGGCACCATCGACTATGCAGCCGGCGAGGCCACGCTCAGCAGCTACCCAGCCGGCGTGGCGCCGGCTGTGGACGTCAAGGCGTGCCTGACCACCGCCGGCGGCTTCTCCGTTACCGGCGTTATCTTCCGCACGCCGGGCGCGCCGCTGCGGCCTGCGAGCCTCCAGATCACTGGCGTGCGCGCCGACAACGCGCAGATCGTCACCGCCACCGCCGACCTGAACGGCAACCTCAACGGCCCGGTGATCTACGGTACGGTGGACATCCAGACCGGCATCACCCGGCTGCGCTTTACCAGCAACCCAACCGATGAGAGCGGTGCCAGCGACGTGCCGCTGATCGCCACGCTGTTGCGTTACAACGCCGTGCTGCAAACCAGCCTGCCCATGTCCGCCGACCTGCTCGGGCTGGACCCGGTGCGCCTGCCAGCAGATGGGCGCGTGCCGATCTTCCGCGAGGGGGAGGTGCTGGTTGTGCATCACACAGCCACTACCGAAATAGGCACGCCCATCGCCGGCCAGGTGGTGGGCCTGAGCCGCGATCATCAGGCGGATATCACGGTACGCGATGCCAACGGCGCGCGGCTCAACCCGCAGCAGTACAGCGTGGATCTGAAACTGGGTCGCGTGCAGTTTGCCGACCCGCTGGTGCTGGAAACGGCAGAGGGCGCGCCGCTGCAACAGCCTCTGACTGTGCATGACCGGGTCGAGCACATGACGGTTTGCACTGACGTGCAGATCACCGGCGTGGTGGGCATCAACAGCCCCATGCCCTGGGACCTGCCCGCAGAACAAACGCTGGTCAGCAGCGCGCTGACCTGGGGCGACATGCAGGCGCGGATATACAGTTGGTTCACCCAGCGCACCTGGAACACCGGCGCGCCCAACTGGAGCGACAACCGCCAGGGCGACAGCACTACGGCGCAATTCGACCAGCTGAACTACCCGCCCATCATCACCAACATGGGGGCGATCAGTGGGCGCTGGGCGCTGGTGTTCACCGGCGGCACGTCGTTTCAGGTGGTGGAGCAGCAACTGGGCATCATCGCCAACGGCTCGACGGGTGCGGACTGCACACCGATCAACCCCGCCACCGGCACGCCCTATTTCACCATCCCGGCCAGCGGCTGGGGCAGCGGCTGGGCGGCGGGCAACGCCATCCGTTTCAACACCGAAAGCTGCCTGGGCCCGATGTGGATCGTACGCACGATCCTGGCGGGGCAGGGCACGGTTGAGGATGACACGTTCAGGCTTCAGGTTAGGGGAGATGCAGACTGATGACAGCTGGATTGATGGGGAGTGGGACAGAGGTAGATCCGTGGTTGATTGAGACCGGCGCCCACTTCCGGACGGTGGTGCGAGATGTTGGCTCATCTGGCCATTATCGACTGGTGAATGAGTTATACAGCGACGCGTGGCTAGGTATTGGCTGGGCAATCTCCCCGCTGTCGGCGGCGCAGGCATACGCACCGAAGGTCATTGATGGAGGAGGCTTCGGTGTCAACCTGTTCGGCGGCATTAACACAGCTTCTCCATGCATCCTTGCAGGCATACATTTCAAGCGGATTCGTATCCGGCTCTACCTTCAGGACCAAGTCTCAGCATTCACAGGGGCCGTCTATCCGTTCTACAACTGCAGCATGTCCGATGTCCTAATTCAGCTCCATTTATTGACGATAAGCAGCTCCGTGGCTCGGACTGTTTACCTATGCACGTTTTCGCCATCCTTCGTGTCATTCGAGGCGCACCGGTGGGATCGCGTTGTCGTGGTTGGCACGTTGACAGATGCAGATAGAGGCGGCGTGTTAGTACCGTTCGGCAGAGATCTGAACACAAGCGCTGCTCCCGCAATTATGCGTCGTGTGTATGTCTACAGCGCCGGTACGGTGGGGTCTGGTGTTACCAAGCTCAGTGACGCGCCGACATTGACTCTGCTCGATGGAATGACCGCAGCTGAGTTCAGCGATAGCGGATGGCATCAGGTCGGTTTACTGCCTATGCCCTGGCAAACCGAGGTCGTCTCGCTGTTGGTGTCTTCGCTCGCGGATGGTGCTGTCACTAGCCGGATGTTGTGGCTGGAAACGGCAGGATTTTTTCGCTATCTCACTGAGACGGACGCAGAGGGGGCGGCGCAACTCAGCGTCCGGGTGCCGAGGCGCGGTGGATTCTCAATCATGGCCTCCGAGGATTTCCGCCTGGATCCTCTGCATGAGGGCCGGATGGTGACCGCTGGTGAGTGGTACTTGCCTCCCAGTGGACAGGGGTTCGTCTACCGTGCGGATATCTCGGAACGGGTTGTTGGCCTTGATTCCGTTGTGTTTGCGGATCAGCCCGTTGTCGTCAACGGCATTACGCTCACGCCCCGCGCGCGCTACGGCTCGGTGATCTCCAGTCGTCGGTCGATTAGTCGAGATGGCAGCAGCCAGTTGGTGTTGCTGGATACCAGCGGCGGTGGTGGCGGCCCCGTCATCGAAGGCGACCCCGCCTACCTCGACGGCGTCGTCGAAGAAATCCACCCCATGACTGGCACCCGCCAGGCGCTGGCCAACTGCGAGGTGGTAGCGTTTGAGCGCCGCGGCAGCGACTACGTCGCCATGGGCAGCACCTACTCGGATGGCATCGGCGGCTTCCGCTTGGACACGGACGTCTACGGCGGCGGTGACGTGTTCGCCTTTGCCGCTGATTTCCCTGGTGTGATTTTCCAGCCGGGTGTGCCACTCAACGTGGGCGACCGCATCCGCCCGGCGCTGGCCAACGGCTACGTGTACGAGATCGTCCAGCCCGGCACCGCCGGGCCGGCTGAGCCCGTGTGGTGGCCCGACCAGGGCGGCGGTACTGAGGGCAACATCGGCACCGCCCGTGCACGCGCCAGACCGTACTACCAGCCCGTAGGGCATGGTCCGTTGAAGATGACCTTGATCGAGTAACCGCCATGGTGAAGTTCCGGCTCGCCGGCCCCTATGCGCCGCCGGCGCCGCTGGTGTTCACGTTGCAGGGCCGCTATGTCGATGTGATCTACGTGGATCCACCACGGTTGCGACATGACGCTGGTGGTCGCTGGTCCAGCGGGCGCGGTGCGGATGTGGGTACGGCTGCGCCGTTCGGCAGCCCTCCGCCCGTTGAGCCGGTCACGGCGCTCAGCCATCAGCAGGGCACACCCTACGACAAGCGCCACCGTGATGGTTGGGGCCAGCCAGAGGCAACTGATAGGCGTGTTGCTGATGGCTGGCAGCCCGCCGTGCCGCTGGAGACTGAGCCCGTAGCGGATGGCTGGCAGGCCAACGTCCCGCGTGACCAGTTCAACCAGCCCGGCTGGTCGGTGCCGGCCATTCGGGACACGATCCGGCTGCGCCTCAACTGGCAGATCCCGGCGTTCAAGGATCGCGGCCAGGGCGTGCGGCATCGCGATACGGACCGCTACGGCAAACCCTGGCGCTATACCGAGGCGCTGCCACCCTATGTGCCTGGCTCGCAGCCGCTGGTGTTCAGTGTTGCGGGCAGGCCCTACCACCCGGCACGCACGCCAGAGGTGTACTTCGCCCTGGGCCGCAACCTGCGCGGTCGACCGACCCAGCGCAAGGACGCCGGCATCGGCGTGCGCTACGGGCGCAGTAATCCGCTGGACCTCTTCCGCCGCCTGCGCTGGGGCTGGGGCAGGCCGCGTGACCCGATCCCGACCGGCATCAAATACCCCGACTACCAAGGCCCGGTGATCATCATCGAGCCGCCGGTTGAGCCGGACATTCTGGAGACGTACATGATCGCCAACAGCGTCAGCCTCGTCGTGCTGCCTGACCGCATCCCGCTCGATGCCACCGGGCTGCAGGTCAGCCGCGATATCGACTCGTTCAGCTGGACGCTCAGCGCCAACCTGTTCGGCGTCACCTCGCTCAACCTTGTGCGCCCCGACAGCAACGGCCCGAAAACCGTAGGGCTGACCATCAACGGCCACCAGTGGCTGTTCCTGATCGAGCGCTACAGCGGGCAGGGCAAATTCCCGAGCGAGCGCTACACAATCAATGGCGTCAGCCGCAGCCAGCTGCTGGCGGAGCCCTATGCGCCCCGGCGCAGCGCGGTCAACGCGGTGGCCATCAACGCCCGGCAGGCCGCAGAGGATCAACTGCTCAATACCGGGTTTGTGCTGGAGTGGGATTCGGTCAACCAGTCGCCACCCGACTGGACCATCCCGGCCAGCGCCCTGAGCTATCAAGATCAGACGGCTATGCAGGTCATCGTCCGCATTGCCGAGGCAGTCGGCGCCGTGGTTCGCCCGGCCCTGGCCGGCGACAGCATCAGCGTGGTGCCGCGCTACCGGGAGGCTGTCTGGTGGTGGGCCTCGGCCATCGCTGACCGCATCATCCCGGCTGAAATCGTGGGCGAGTGGGGCAGCGAATGGACGCCGCAGCCGAGCTGGAACAGTTGCTATGTCTCCGGCACCACACACGGCGTTGCCGTGGACGTGCGGCGCGCCGGTACTGCAGGCGACCAGCCAGCGCCCGACGTTTACGACGACCTGATCACCGCCACGGACGCCGCCCGGCATCGCGGTATTGCCGAGCTGTGCAAGGGCGGCAATCAGGAGATCGTGACGCGCACCATGCCACTGTTCCCAGCTGAGCAGGCGCCGGGCCTGATCGAGCCGGCAATGCTCTGCGAGGTGCGCGAACCGGGCGGCAGCAGCTGGAAGGGGCTGTGCCTGGCCACCGACATCAGCGCCGACGGCACTGGAGCAAGTCGGGTTAAACAAACCATCAAACTGGAGCGCCACCACTGATGGCCACCGTAAACCCATGGAGACGATTCATCGGCCTGCTGCCCGGCGGTGAGCGCGCAGTCGGCACCGTGGTTTCAGTCAATCAGGCCAGCGGGATCAGCATTGTCCAGCTCCGCAACGGCACCGAAATCGCCGCCCGCGGCATCGACGTGCCGCAGGGGAGCAGGGCGTTCATCATCGATGGGCTGATCTCCGGACCCGCGCCGGAGCTGCCTCAGTATGACGTGGAGGTGTAGCGGTGCGCGGCTGTGCTCCGGATGAATTATCCAGGGCGCGCCCGAGCAACTTTAGGCAGATCGCCATCGCGGCTTCGGCTGCCGCTGGATCTTGCCACTGCTGTTGCGTTAGCCGCTCGACGAAGTCGAGACTGCCATCCTCACTGATCAGCATGCCCTCCCGAACGACCAGTACACGACCCTCGAAATCGATTCGTACCGGATCGCGGCCAACCAGCGATGCTCCGCCGGCGAGCAGGCTGTCGATGTGTTGGCGCAGGGCGTGCAGGTGGCGGCGTTCTTCCTCGGAGTTCGTCGGCATGATATTCATCCATGAGCAGCAAACAGACATTGTGAAGTCATACGCGCGGTTGATGGCAATACGCCATGTTGTCGCACCCGCCCAATGTATCGGTTTAGAGCGCTTCCAGTCGCAACGACTCGGCCAGTAACTCGTCAGCGATACGCTCCAGCTCCTGCACAACCGCAGCGCGTTCCTTCGGGCTGAGCAGTTCGGCCTCGGCCAGGTCGATGTCGTTCGGGATTGAGCCGCGCACCGCATCGGAGGCCCAGCCCGCCGCAAATGCCTGAATGCGCAGATTTGCTTTTGCCATATCACTTCCTTCCTTGCCCGCCTTGTGCGGGCTTTTTGTTTTCTGGAGACAACCATGCCTCGACTATCACCCGCCGTCGTCGGCGGTGCAAACGTGTGCGCGTTCCTGGACCTTATCGCCTGGGCTGAGGGCACGGACAACGGCATCCAGCCGACCAACGATGACGGCTATGATGTGATCGTCGGCGGCGCGCTATTCCGCGACTACTCCGACCATCCGCGCCGCTCTGTCCGGCTGCCTGCGCTGGGCATCTCGTCCACCGCCGCCGGTCGCTACCAGATCTTGTCGCGCTACTGGGATCACTACCGCGCCAGCCTCGGCCTGGCCGGGGGGTTTACTCCTGAAAATCAGGACCGGGTGGCGCTGCAGCTGATCCGCGAATGCCGCGCCCTGGATGACATCCGCGCCGGGCGCATCGAGCTGGCAATCCGCAAATGCCGCAGCCGCTGGGCGAGCCTGCCCGGCGCTGGCTATGGCCAGCACGAACACCAGGTCGGGCCGTTGTTGGCCGCGTACTCGAATGCAGGCGGGGTGCTCGCATGATCGGTGCTCTGGCGGAACGCTCCACGGTCTACGGGTTGCTGGCCGCGCTGTGCTTTGTGGCGGGCTGGAAGGTGAACGGCTGGCGACTGGGCGAGGGCATCGCTCAGCAGCAAGCAGAGGCGGTGACGGTCGTTCGAGTGATCGAGCGGCAGCAGCAAACGATTGCTGATACAGAGGGTAAGAAGGGCCATGAAGAACTTGAAGAACTGCGGCGCGCTGCTGCTCACGCTGGGGCTGTTGCTGCAGGGCTGCGCGGCGACGCCAGCCGGCTCGCCACACAGCTCGCTACCTGTAATGCCGGAACTGCCGGCGAGCGCCAGGCAAGGGCTGAAGCCGCCGCAATGTTCGCCGACGTGCTTGGAGAGCTGGAGTCAGAAGGTAGAGCAATGGCAGAAGCTGCTGACCGGGCACGTAGCGCCGGGCTCATCTGTGAGCGGGTTTATGGACGAGTAAAGGCGGTTGGGCAGTAGGGGCAGGGCTTTCGTGCCCCCAGCCTAAGACGTTCAGCCTTTGGTTTTTGTGCGCGCCACCAGCTTCCATTTGATTGTACTTGGGGAGCATGGATGCTGCTTCGTGTTTTGTGGCGGAAAGGGATCGCCAGCATTGGAGGTGATTTCATCACCGCAGCCTACACAACGATAAATACCAGATACCGGAACCTTGTCGCTGATTTTATAAGTTTTCTGCCAATGGATGTTTTCAGATTTTCCCTCTGAAAAAAACTGGCTGGTTTCCTTGGTGTAGAACGGCATGGCAAAGCTCCTTTTGGTCGTGCGATATCACAATGATGCCATAGGCTTTTATACAGCGTCCTCTTGCGTGAGTTCAACCAGCGCAAACTGGCGTTGCGGCACGCAGTGCAGTTGGCGCACGGCCATTCCATGCACGGCTGCAGCGGTAAACGGTATAGTGATAATGTACCAAGGGCCTGAGTGTCCTCTGCTCAGGCCGTCTAGTGAGATATCCAGTGAAAATCAGCACCTCCCTCCTGATGCGAATGATTAAAAGCACCGACCATTGGCGATGGCGTGCGTGACTCATTCACGAAAGCTGTTCCGACTCGATGCTCAGCCCAGCGAAATAAATAGCGGGTACAAAGGTGGGTACGGGAAACAGTTCGAAGCAAGAAAGTTCTTATATTTCAAATGGTTGGCTTAGCTATGTTGCTGATGCTGGATAACTATGATTCCTTTACCTACAACGTCGTGCAGTACCTCGGTGAGCTCGGCGCCGAGGTCAGGGTGGTGCGCAACGACGAGATGAGCGTGGCCGAGATCGAGGCACTCAATCCCGAGCGTATCGTCGTCTCACCCGGCCCCTGCACGCCGAACGAGGCGGGCATATCGCTGGAGCTTATTCGCCATTTCGCCGGCAAGCTGCCGATCCTCGGCGTATGCCTCGGTCATCAAAGCATCGGCCAGGCCTTCGGCGGCGACGTTGTGCGGGCGCGCCAGGTGATGCACGGCAAGACCAGCCCGGTATTTCATGAAAATACCGGCGTCTTCGCCGGCCTGAACAATCCGCTGACCGTCACCCGCTACCACTCGCTGGTGGTCAGCCGCGAAACCCTTCCCGAATGTCTGCAGGTCACCGCATGGACGTGCCGGGAGGATGGCAGCGTCGATGAAATCATGGGGCTGCGGCACACAACATTGAATGTCGAAGGCGTGCAGTTTCATCCCGAGTCGATCCTCACCGAGCAGGGGCATGAACTCTTCGCCAATTTCTTGAAGCAGACCGGAGGCGTGCGCTAA